TCAAGATTTTTGGCAAAAATGCGAAGGCTTTTCGGGGTTCCCCTTGGTAAATACGGCACGCTGAAAAATCCGTTTTCGGAGGTTGAATGTGTCGGCGTGCTTTAGGTATCCGATGTATGATTGGATCGCCGAATTCACTTCATCCAGCGACTTGTCGCCCCTCGCATATGCCCTTTGCAGAAACCTCAACCCGCCTTTGATTTTCCGCACCGTTCCCTTCCTAATCTTCCGATGCGTCCCCCAAATGCGAAACCCGCAAAACTCCACGCCTGTATGTACTGGCCGGATGGCCGTCTTGTTGTTGAGCGTCAGCCGGAGCTTATCTTCGAGGAATCTTTCGATTTCGTGCCGCGCCTGATGAAGCACCTTTTTGCTTGGGTGTAGCGCGACGATGTCGTCCATGTACCTAATATAACACTTTAGGCGAAGCTGGTGCTTCGCGAATTGATCCAGCTCGTTCAAATATAGATTAGCAAACAATTGGCTGGAGAGGTTTCCGATAGGCATTCCAATGCCCTCGATCCTTCCATGATCGAATCCATGATCACCGAGCGGAATGCCGAAATCCGTATGTTCGGAGCGCACGATTTTCTCAAGCAGCCACATCAAGTCAGGATCGGGAAGCTTTCTGCCCAGGATGGACAGCAGCACATCGTGATCCACTCTATAGAAGTATTTCGATATGTCCAGTTTAAGGTAATACGCGTTCCCGTGCTGCCGCCATAAGTGACGTATCCAGTATTGCATCCTGTCTGCTGCCTTCTGAACGCCCTTGCCTTGGCGACAGGCGTATGAATCGAATATGAACTGTCGATCCAGCAGCGGCTCGATGACGCGATATATGGCCCATTGGACGACGCGATCCTTGAACGGAAGGGCCATGATCAGCCGCTTCTTTGGTTCGTAAACATAGAATTCGCGATACCGCCCAACCTCATAGGTCTTGTGAATAAGCTCGTTCTGGATGTTGATCAAATTTTCTTCCAGGTTCCGAGTGAATTTCAACACGTCAGTTCTATAACGCTTCAGCTTCGCCGCACTTCGATAAGCGGCTTCCAGATTTTCAAATGAAACAATTTCCTTGAACAAATCGGTGTACGTCTTCAATTCGATTTCCTCCTTATCAGGGAGTATCGAGCGTGTCAGGCATACCGCTTGACTTCTCGATGTTTCATGTATTTTGCCTTTCGGCAGGGAGACGGGTCCCTTTTCCCCCGTGTACTGGATGATCCCACTTGGGGAGCAACTTCTGACTTTCGGGAAGAGCGGAGCGGAAGCCAATGTTCGTACTGGAGTTGGAGCGGGGGTTGTTCAGGTTGAGCGCGAACACCCCGGCATTAGCGCCATTGTTCCAATTGCCGCCGCGAATCGGTAGTTAACGACCCGTCCCCCAGAAAGTCATTGCTTGATGCTTCGCTGCCAGCCGCCAATCATGCGGCCAATCTCGCTAAGCATTTTTGCCCAGTTTTCATATTTCTTCAGTGGAAGGAAACCCAGGTCCTTCGCCAACCGCGTGTAGTATCGCAGCGTGTCCAGCTCGACATCCAAGTCCTGAATGGTCGTCTTCTTGTAATATCTTCGGTTGGCGGTGATCATGAGACGGATCAGACCCAGCATGCATTGCTTCGTTTCAGCGGCCAATGTATGCTTTTCCGACTTCGGATATTGCCGCAGGCAAATGTATCCGTATTGGACCATGTCATAACACTTCTGAAGGATTTTCAGTTCTTCCATTTTACACACCCTTCTATGCATAAGGGGCCTGCTATCGCAGGCCCTGGCAGATAATCAGATTGCAGATTCCAGATTACAACGAAACAAAAGCGGAGCGGAAGCCAAGGCTCGTACCGGAGTCGGAGCGGGGGTAGGACAGGTAGAGCGCGAACACCCCGGCATTAGCGCCATAGATCCAAGAGCCGCCGCGAATCGGTAGCCGCTCGCCTTCGGCATTAAACCAATACGCATCCGTTCCATAGTCCGCAGAACCGGAGCTGCTGGAAGTGGCCGGAACCGCAAGCGTTGACCAGTCCATGCTCGGCGTGTTCGGGATCGCGCCTTCACGCATCGTCAGAATGCGGTTCCCGCTGCTCATGCCGGTCGTGATATTCACGCCCGTATTCACCCATGCCGATTCCGCGTCGGTGAAGTTATTGTCCGTCATCACGTAGGCAATGCCGTCAATAATCTTCAATCCTTGCACCCATTCCCACACGTTGCCGTTCAGGTCGTAAATGCCTGCCGGTGTGTTGTCATGCGCCCAGGAAGCTGGCCCCGATCCTGTAGCGACGCGCCCCGTCCTTGTTGCATCGGACTTGTGTGTTTCCTTGCCGCGTTCATACGGGGCGGAAGTGTCTGCGCCGTAGTTATTGTTGCCGCGCGGCTGGAAGCCGTTAGCCTTGCACCACAGCGCGATGGCGGCCCATTCTGCATTCGTCATCAAGTGCCAGCCGGGTCCTTTCGCTTCGCAAGCCGATTTCGCAGTATCGTATTGAATGGATGCCCTCGGGTCCTGCCCTGGGATGGAATAGGCTCGGTTGTCATGAAGGATATTCTGGTACTTGCTGATCCAGATTTCCGACTTGACCACGCCATTCACGATGAATGCCGGGTGCGGTGTGCTTGCGCCTCCTTGGATCACATCCGAAATATTGAATCTCGGCACCATGACCATGATCGAGGGGTTTCCTTTGTCATCGTACATGACGGTATTTTTGCCGTTGGAAGCAGCCTCGACCGCCTGGCGGTAGGCGTCTTTAACACTCAAGATAAAAGGCATTATTCGCTCACCTCGTCATCATTTTCGTTTTCGCTTTCGGTCTGCTCGGCGCTGTCGTCAGCATTCGCCGGGTCATACTCTTCAGGTAAGCCCCACAAACGCAATTCGACCCGGTTCATATCCAGCGGCAGCTCGATTTCGGTCATGACTTCTTTTTCTTCCTCGTCCAGCTCGCCCGTCGGAATCAACTGACGCTGGCGGGGCGGAATAATGACGGTCGCCACATACCAGGCTCCCAAGCCGACACCCATCGTCTGAAGCTGGTTGTCCAGACAGATATTAATCACATTTTGAATCGATTGCTGACGTTCCTGAAGGTCAATCGTAACCGTCCCAACCGTCAGCGCCGTTCCCAACACACTGTAAGGGGCTTTCTGCCCTTGGGAAACTTCGGAAATGATCATTCGTTCATTCCTCCTATACTCTTGGATTGATCAAAGTCCAGATGAATACAACAACCATAGCCGATCCGGTCATTTTGACCTTGAAACCATTTTGGGTCTTGTCGTAAACGACCAGGTCGCCGACCCGTCCCAAGTCATCGGAGACAGTCGGGGTAAGGATCACATCATAGTTCGGCGTGTTGATCTGCGGCAGCCCCTTCGGACTGATTTCGATGAAGGGTTCAAACTCTCGGAAATAGCCGTTCGACTGGTTTGCTGTAATCGTGGCTTCGCCTTGGAGAACGCGTTGATTTTTAAGCTTCTCCATTTCTTGTTGCGTCGCGGCAGCGAGCTGCAAAGCCGCCAAGGCAGCCAGCCCGACGTCCAGGTGAGAGGTCAGAATGCCGCTTTCCATTCGATTGAGATTGACTTCGTTCACCGGCGTTCCGGGAACGAGGACATCGCCCGTTTGCTGGTCGATGACCCTGTCTTCCCATTCGAGCGGTTCATATGCTTCGTCACGCAAAGACATGCGTTACACCTCCTGAATTACAAACTTGAATTCCAGTAACAACCCCTTGTCAGCACTATGCTGCTGGGGATCGGTGCGCTGGGCAATCATTTCGCCCAAGGCCCCCAAAAGCCGGGCGCGGGTGACAGTGCCGTAAGGGCCTTTTGTCAGGTAGATATGCTTGCGCACCGTCGCGCCTTCCAGGAACGACCGGCGAATTCGAGCGGGGTATGTCACCCCGTCGATCTGCACGTCCGCCGAGACGATCCGCTTGTCCAGATGGTCGGCGAATTCTTGCAGAATGATCGGGTTCAGCATCTAGGCCACCTCCTCCCCGCAATGATAGACGCCGCAAGGGAAGGGGGAGCTGTAGCCCGTTGCGACGCTGTGATCAGAATAAATGTCAAAATTCCGGCGCTGGCCGTTACTTGTAACGCTCGGGCGCTCCCCGGCTTTGAAATCACCAGCTTGGGAATACTCCGCAATGCCGTTGATCGGATGGGAGACAATGGCGGCCAGCGTCTCCCGCGAAACGCAGATGTTCTCACGACCCTGAACCGGTCCGCTATACAATGTTCCCGCAGGGACGTATAGCCCGTTTCCTCGGATCAACTGGCTGCGGATCGCGACGCCCTCCTGGTGGACGAGGCCCGAAGTTGACCACGACGGCCAGCGTCCGGCCCGAGCTGTACCGGCCAGCAGCTCCATCTTGATCCGATTACGCCGGAAGTGATTGGCGTAAACCGTATAACCTGAATCCGGCTGCGCAGGAGCAACGCGGAAGGAGTATCCAAGATGCGCCGGTTTGTGTCGCTCCAGCAAGGTGATCAGCGGGCCGAAGTCGTAATCGTCAGCCTCTGAAACCAACGTGAACGGGATAACCAACCGCCCCCAAGCCAAGGAGAGCGAAGGCTCGACCGCCTGGAGAATGCGAAGCAGACTGTTCCTGCCGCGCCGCTTCCTCGCCATGATCAGCCTGCGGCGCAGCTCCGGGTCAAGGTCTTCATTCACCGGCAGCCCGTACTGTTCTTCGTATAAGCGAAGACCCCAGGTTGCCCGCTCGATGAAGTATTGCTCCAGAATCTCGTCCAGCGTAAAGTTCAGCGCATCGATCTCCGCGCCTTGCGTTTCGTACACAGCCTGCATGACCCGATCCCGGTCATATTGTCCTGGCTGCAAATAAGAAAGCATGCGGTCCTTGGCCGTCATGGATAGTCCACGCTCCCGAGCTGGGCCAGTTCATTGACTTCCAGGTAAATGTCCTGCCTGGAGCCTTCCAGCAAGATGTCGCCCATGTTATCGACGCCAGGGGCGTTGATCACGCTGGCCGCTGCCTCTTGTATTTTGATCACGCCGCCCGGATTGACGTGGAACAGGTAGGCGTTAAGCGCCGTTTCCGCATTGAGGCGGGCTTGCTCCACTGTATAGCCAGGCTCCGGCACCAGGCCGGGGATCGTAGCGCTGATATAGGTTGTCGTGGCCGTGTGGACTGTCACCCTTGATCCGGTAGGCGCAAGCCCTTCGCCGATGCCGCGACTACCGGGGTCAAGGTGTTCCTGAACCGCGTCGATGGTTGGCTGCGGAGCTGGCCGCCCGTCCAAATCCAAGATGATGACGCGGACCGTTCCTTCGCCTTGCCAAAGCGGTTCGACCAGGACATTCCCGACGCCTGGGATTTGCTTAGCCCATGCCACATAGTCCGAGATATTCCCGTCGCCTTCTTCGCGGCGGTTCTCTTCCAAGACCCGTTCGCGTAGCGTCTCGTCGTCTTCTTCATCGACGCCGCCTTCGACCGGCGCGAGGTTTGTCACTGACTTGATGCCGGGTAACGATTCGGTCAGGTGGCGGATCGCGCCGATAGGGGCGTTCCCGATCCGGCCAGCCTCAACCGCCCGGACAGCGACCCGCGCTTCGCCGTTCTGACCGGTCGTCACAGCCGCCAATGTCACGTAGATTTTGGCAGGCGTAGCTTCGGTGCTTTCGGTCGTCACCAGATAACCGGCGGGCACAGGCGAACCAGGATCACCGACGAACAAAACGTCATCCCCAGCCGTGCGGGCGTATTCTGCTGGCCGCCTTCTCACGCCGTTCTCGTCAGCCTTGTAAGTCAGATAGTCACCGAACGTCGTCTGTACGAACGCCCGGCGCAGCACTTCCTTGGCCCACTCCGACGCAAGCACCAATTCGATAGAAACCGGAGAAATCGCATCCCAAGGAATCGATCCTTCCGTTTTGTCCAAGTCGGCAGGCATCCGGTCAAGCATCCGCTGCCGGATCACTTCTTCGAGCTGGTCTTCAAGGAAAGGAGGTAAATCAGCCATTCATTCGCACCTCCAATCGTTTCGGATCGCCGATCACAGGGATGGCCGTAAATGACACCAGCAACTCGTCGCCCGACCAGGTGAAGGTGAAGTCTCGAACCATTTCCGTGCGCGGATCAACGATCAGCGCTTCTGTGATCGCTCGTTCCAGTTCCGATTCGGCTGCCTTGCGTGTCGGCTGCCGTCTCGCCGTTTCGTGTTCGCATCCGAAGTCCGGCCCATAGGCGAGATTGGCGAAGCGCAGCGTGGAGGCGGCTTTGATGCACCATTGCGCCCAGGCGGTCAGCCCGTCGGCCATCACAGCGCGGCCCGATCCGTCAATCACCACCCGGCCATTCTCGAAATCATAGAGCCAGCTTTGCGGGTATTGAACTTGGCTTTCTGCGCTGTCTTCCGCCAGCATCGGAGCATCGAATGTCGGGAATAGACTAGGCATCCGCTTGCACCACCTTGCTGACCACGACCGGATCGTCGCGCACCCATAGCACCAGGACGCGGTCGCCGGTACGAAGCGAGGGGGCGAAGCGCAGCTCCACAGATGGAATGTGACCGCCATCTTCGCCGCCAGCGAAGTCCAGCCGCGCCACCGGCGAATAGGTTGTACTCGGAACGTCTTCACCCGCCGATCCGACAGGGGATGCCGTTCGATAAATGCGCGATTCGGGCGGGATATGCGCGTCCACCATCCATTCCGCAACCAGGTATCCGCTGCGCGGGATGACCGGCCCAAACTGATCCAGCTTTAGGCCGTCGTCCGTGATCGTACCTAAATCCATCGACGGCGGGGAGGCGGTCCGTTTATCGGTCCGTCTATCAATGGATTGCCCTAGCCGGTTCACTCCTTTTCCATTCATATTGCTTCCACCTCCATCGTCATGCTGCGGTTGTCCGCATCGTGCTGGACGCCCACAACAGCAAAATAACCTTCGATAGTCCCGACCGAGGCGAAGATTTTATCCCCTCGGCGCAGGAATGGAAGGTCGGGAGCGGTCAGCGTCCGCCGTTTACGCGGAGCGCCGCGCTCTTTCAGCACTTCTTGGGCGGCTGCTTTGGCTGCCGCTACAGTGTCGTATTGTTCGCGATAAATTACGTCTTGCAGGATACCGAATTCCGTCCTGCCGTCGAGTGTGGCGACGACCGGAGCGCGTCCGGCCTTGTCTTCTTTGCCAATTATTTTGACACGCGTTACTAAATCTTCGATGTCCTGCTGGTCAGTCATCCTGCGTACCACATCCCCCACGAACCGATACACCGTCTTGTTCTGTCCCTGGCGCAAAATGTTGATCTTGCCGCCGCTCGCGCGAATGACGTACTTGCCGCCGCCGCGCTTGTGAACTTGATCCAGCACCTTATCCAGCATCGCCCCGAGGGTATCCCCTCGAAAAATTTGTTTGGACAGCGACATATCCGGCAAATCGTTCTGGCCGATGGGGATGCTCCACGCCTTTGCAATGTCCTCGATAATGACGCGGGCCTTCGTCCCGGACGGGTAATACCGGTCATCCTTGCTGCGCAGGAGATAGATCAGGATGTCGTATGCCTTGACGTCGAGAATGCCGACCGAATCGTTTTCGTATTCCCAATCGAAGATGATCCCTTGATGTATCTCTTGCCAACCGTCGCCCCAATCGGCTCGAAGCAGCGTCCTGGCTCCGAGTGGAAGCTTTTGGTGCAGCCAGCCGTCGCCCAGGCGTTGGTTCAGAATTTGAAACTGAATACTCGCCGCCAGCTCGCCGGATTGCTCCGACCAGCTCAAGCCCCTGGCGACGTTTGTTAAAGATAGCCGCTCTCCTTGAGGCAGGAGAACGGCCACGTCGTACTTGACTTTCGTAATATCGATCATGCGGCACCACCTAACCAGGCAGGCGCAACACTTGGCCGGGCTTGATCTTGTTCGGATCAGGCCCGATCAGCGCCTTGTTCAGATTGTAAATTTCCATGTACCGCGCCCCGTTGTGGAGATGTTTCTTAGCGATTCCCCACAGCGTGTCACCACGAACGACGGTATGGGTCTTGGCCTGGGCGGGCAGGGAACGAGAAGCCGAGAGAACCTTCACTTCGGCCTTGGACTTGACTTGCCCTTCAGGGTGAATCAAGATGTCCCTTGCCTGCACCAGCTCAAGCGAATAGCGCATATCCCCGTGGCCGCCTGCCCAGGTGTGTTCAAATGCCTGAATGAACACATCATGATTGAACGGCGTTTCTGTCACCAGCAGCCGCAGCTTCGTCCCGGCGTTGCGCCATGCCGATAGATCGCCAGCAATTTGACGCGGATCACGCCAGGACTTCACCAGCGAGGTGTGCTTGCGCGTCTCGCCAGGCAGCAGACCATCGAAAGTCATGCGCACCAGCATCGACCCACGCGGCAACGCGTATTCGCCCAGCTCGATAGCCTCGAATGTTTGAATGCGGGCGGAGGTGACGGCGGTTATGCTTTCCGGGTTCATGGGAAAATGCAGCCGTTTCCCGGTTGCGGTGTCTGTCAAATAAAAATCCATGCGTCCACCACCTACACACTGTTATTCGTTGATTCGTCGAGCCGGTCGGCGATTTTTCCCGCGATCTCGTCAGCAATCTCGTCGCCATGCTCCCGGATCGCATCGATCACACTTTGGCCGTCGCCGCCCTCCACGTTGATAGAGAACTGAATGCCGCCCACGTTGATGGTCAACCCTCCGCCAGCCGGAGCCATCGGGGCGATTGGCGCAAACATTGGCGCTTCCGGCGCGGATATAGCGCCGACAATACCGCCGAAGGCGTAGGGACGAACGCCCAGCATACGACCAGCGCGTTCCCAAAGGTCCAGCCCTCGGTCGCGCTTGCCAGCCGATAGCGGGATGATCGCTTCGGGGCCAGCTTCGCCGACCAGCCCGATATGCGGCGTCGTCACAAAGCCGCCGCGAGCGTAAGCCTTCGCACCGGCTGCCGCCTGCTGACCGGCTTCCTTGCCCTCACTGAAGGCGCTGCTCACTTTGCCCCAGAAGTTGCCCCACTTGCCTTTGATATTCTCCCAGGCGTTAGAGGCCCAGCCTTCGACCGCCGACCATTTACCTTGCCACCACTCGCCATTAAACAGCGTACTGCCAATGGCTTCACGTGTGTTGTTCCAGATGTCTTTCGCGCCTTCCCAGGTGTCCGCCGCCCAATCCTGGACGCCTTGCCACTTCTCGGCCCACCACTCACCGTTGAAGATGGTGGATTCAATGGCCGCGACGGCGTTGTTCCATGTTTCTTTCGACCGTTCCCAGGAGGCATTCGACCAGGCTTCGACAGCAGCCCACTTTTCGCCCCACCATTCGCCGTTGAACAGGGTATCGCCGATATACCCGACAGCGAAGCCCACGCCCTTGGCGATAGCTTGCGGGCCGGTATCGGAAATCCACGTCCACGTCGCATTCGCGCCGTCTTTCAGCGACGGCCACAAGGTCGATTTGAACCAGCGAGATATATCTTCGCCCTTGCTCCCGATCCAGTCGCCTATCGCACCGCCGCCCAGGCCGCCAAGAATGCCGCCGATTAATCCACCGACAGCAGTTCCCAGCCCCGGAACGACAGAACCGATAGCGGCACCGCCAGCAGCTCCGGCAGCGAAGCCGCCCCAGCCCCCAACCGTTCCGCCGATAGCTATGTTCCGTTCGGTCCCAGCTTCAGCGGACGCGATGTTCGCCACATCCAAACCGACAGACAGCGGGATCGCCACCTTGCCGACAGTTCGCGACAGGAAGCCAAGACCTCGACCGCCACCGCCTTTTGGAAGCAACTTTTGCCACCAGCTTGTTTTCGGAGCCGGTGCGGAAGCGAAAGCCTTCTCCAGCTCATTGAAGCGTCCGAGCTGTCCGGCGTTGGACATGCGGACGATCTCGTCGCGGCTGTAGGTACGATCCAGCGGGATGTTATCCCAAAATTTTGTTCCCGCCGGGCGATAGTTCTGTGGGATTCTTGCCGCCGGTCCCGCTGCCGCCTGGGGCGGTGTAGCAGGAGTCTTGGAGCCTCCGAACCAGCGTTGATGCCACGGAGCGCTAGACGTCGCCTCGGCTGCTGTTGTAGCACTCTTGGAAAACCAGCGTTTATACCAAGGCGTTCGCGTGGCCGTCTCGGCTGCTGTCGCGGTCGTTCGGGTCGTTGCGGCGGTCGTGGCTGCTGTTGTGGCTGCTTCGGCGGTAGAACCACCCCTTAACCATCTTCTGACTGTTTGCCCCGCCTTGAGTGGCCCTTTCAGAATTTTCACCGCTTTACCGATCAGCCAAGCATCCATCGCCAGGGCTAACATCTGGCCCACGCCGCTGCTTGTTTCGCCACCTAGCCAAGTCGGTTGCAAATTCAGGAACGCCTCTTTTGCTTTTTCCGCAATTTGCTTGGCGTCGAAAGCTTCCAGGAATGCCGTCAGAAAGGAACGGCCTGCTGAAGCTCCTGCTTCAATGAATGGTGATTCGCTTACCTTGGCTTCCGTTTCGCTGCCCATACCGAATAGGCCAAGCAGCACACTATTCAGACCAGCGCCGAGAGCGCCGCCGATGTTCGAGGCGATGGCGTCTATTTGTCCCTTTCCGCCACCGGCCCACCAACTCGCAAAGGGTTCGCTGATGATCTTGTTCCAGGCGATTTTTACCTTGCCGAATAGGTCAGCGTTCTGAAATTGCTTGTCATTGAATAGCTCCCGCAGCCTTCGCGAAATGTTTTGAATGCGGTCCACGAAGAAGCGGGAGAAGCGAGCTGCCATTCGCTCTGCCTGATCACCCATTGCGGCAATCAGTTTCGGGTTTTCCCTGCGCCATTGTCGGAAGGCTTGCAGAAGCGGCGTGATCCCATCCGCCAAGCCTTGGCCCCAGCGCTTGACAAAGGTATTATTGAAAAATGATTTGACCCCCAGCAGTAGGTTGGCGAGATTGTCGGACATCTTCAGCATCATGCCGTCATAGCGTTGGAACTCTTTGACCGCAAGCGCCCATTTCTTGTTGATTTCCATCGGGGCTTCGGCCAACGCTTCAAGCCGGTTTCTGGCGTCACCGTCAATCGCGCCCATTTCTTGCAGGCGGGACGTTTCTTCGCCGACCTTCCTTCCGGCCTTCATGCTGTCGTATAAACGGCCCATCCATAAAGCGGTGTTAGCAAGATCGTTTTGGGTAGCAGATGCGATGTCTCCGACCATCCGCAACCCTTCGCCTTGGGATAACACTCCTTTGGTGAAAACCTCTAAGATGCGGCTTGCCTCAAAAATTTCATCCCGCGCAAATGGTGTTTGTCCGGCAAAATCGATCAATTCGGCAACGCGCTGCTTCGCCGCATCCGCGCTTCCGAGTAAGACTTCAAAGGCTGTTTCGATTGATTGCTGCTGGATAACCATTTTAATCGGCAGCACAATTGTTCCCGCCGTTCCGGCCCCAATTCCTAGTATGCCGAGCGCTGAATTCATTCCGCGCATGATAGCTCTGAACGGGGATGTCGCTAAGTCGAGGACGCGAACCGTTAAGCGGTAGCTTCCACTAGCGATACGGCGGGCTGTTGCCCCAATGCGTTGAATGACAATGGATGCCCGATCCAGCACATGAACCGCGAGTTGCCAGCGAGTGCGGTTCATCTTGTCCAACCTTTTTTGAGTGCGGTCTGCTGTTTGATCAAACCGACTGACTTTCTTTTCCACATTCGATAAGGCTGGTTCGCTTTGATCTTCGACCGTGACCGGTATTTCAATGCGATATACTTCTTCTGCCACCAGCGATCACCCCTTTTTGCCTTGCTTTGCTAAGAGTGCGCGGCGTTCTTCGGCCTCGGCTTCCAGCGCCACCTTCGTGGAGACAAGACAAAAAAGCCGCTCACCTTCGGGCAGCTTTAGTATTTCACTCGGGAGTTTCCCCTGGCGCTGGAATATATGATGCAGGAGGGTCGCTTGCCCTCCCGCTTGTATTAGTTTTTTATGACGTCTTCGGCCTCTTCGCCTTCATCGTCCAGGTCGTAACCGGAAAGCCTGTCGATCTGTTCGATGACCGCTTCCTTTTCGCCCGGCAGCAAGACTTTATCGATAAGCTGCACACCACTAAGCACATTGAGCTGATCCCAGGCCGCTTTGTTGTTCCAGACCTTTTTCTGATCTTCGGGAACGGTGGCTTCGTAGATCAGGAAGGAACGGTAACGAGCGGCGTCTGTGTCCTCGGGCATCTTGATGCCGCCCAGGCGCCGGTTCTTCTTGTATTTCGTCGCCTTGTCGCGGCAAGCGTTGTATTCCTCTTCCGACAGCGGGCGGATCGAGAAGCGGAAGAACACTTTGCCTTTGCGAGCGATTTCAATGACCTTGCGTTCTTGCTGGGTATCCGTTGCCGCTTCCAGCAGTCCGCGCAGGATGTCAGTTTCGTTGTCGAGCAGTTCTTCCTTTGCAATCGGTTCTTTTCCTTTAACTTCACTCATGGCATAAGCCCTCCTAAATGGTTTGGTTTGATGGAAGCGCCCCAGGCTGGCCCAGGGCGCAATGAATTATCGACTTGCGCGAAGAATGCCGGTGAAGTTGAATACCGCGTCCGGCGCTTGGGAGCGCAAGCTGTCCACCAGCTTCTTGAGCAGGATGCCGTCACGAATGACGGTTTCCGTGAACGTCAGCGTCATGCTGTAGCTTTGCATGATCCCCCAGGTATGTTTCTGCCCGGCAGGCTGATAGTCCGAGTTGGTCACGCTGATCTGCGCTTGCCACGTATTGACTTCGGCGAGGAACGTGCCGTCCCCGTCGTACAGCTCGCCGGAATAACCGCGCGAAATGTTGCGGAAGTCCAGCACGCCGTAGTCAAGCATTTGCTGGATGTCAGGCGGGCTGTTAACCCGGAAGGACCAAGCGCGTTGAACAATCTCGCCGACCTGGATGTTTGCGACGTCAATGGAGCCATCGGGAACGCAATCCCTGAAAATATACCTTGCATCTTGTGCCATTGCTGTTTAAGCCTCCTTATGCCGTTTGCGGCGAGAATTGGAACCCGAAGTCCATATACAGCTTTTCGATGCTGTCGAGGTCCACCAGGTCCGTAAACTGGAACCAAGCCGAATCGCCTTGCGGCGGGTTGGCCGGGTCCACGATCAGTTGCCCGCTTTCCAGGCCGCCCTCGCGAATCATGGTTTGAATGATCCCGTTGGCGATTGTTATGACGAAGGCGCGGCCATCTTCATTGTTGTTCCATTTGCCGAGGTACGGGTGGAGCGTCAGCACAACCCGGTCGATCAATTCAAACCGGGTGCGCGTCCGGCGGATTTTCTTCCAACCTTCATCCTCGTCGGCCAGCAGCGTGACTTTGGTGTTAATGCCATAGTCGATTTGTGCGAGGCCGTCGGGGTTGAGCGAGAAGGTCAGCATGCCGCTTTGAATCGCTTCTTTGTACTGCGTGTTCGTCAACTCGCCAACGATGCCAATCGAACCGGTGATCGGAACGTGGGTCAGGCTCGCATTGTAGGCGCTGGAAGCAATGACCCCGGCCACGCGGGCCGCAGCCTTCGCGCCTTCGAGCGGGCCAGTCGTCGTTTCAAATCCGTTGCCAACGTAGACGATGGCAAAGTCGTTATAGGACCGGGCATTCGTCTTACGCGTCGCGAACGGGATGCTGGTCGGTTCGCCGACAACACCGATGATCCGCCCGCCGCCTTCGGAGAGCATCCGCTTCACGAAGGACTGGAGGGAAGCATGAACGCCCACATCCTCGGAATCAACGACAACCACATCGAAGAACTTGCGTTCCAGCAGCACAAAGGCATCGGCATAGTCTTCGCCGGTGACGGTTGGAGCTGCGCCACCGGCCAGCGCTTCATCCAACAGCGTGTCAATCTCGCCGCTACCGTCAGCCAACTTCGTGGCTGTAAGGTATCGGCTGTTTGCGTTGATCGCAGCGACAAGCCGATTCGGCTCGTCTGCTCCTTTTTCAAACGTCAGCCGCTCCAGTTGCCGGGTGTTTTCGTGAAGCAGCAGCTCGCGCATGGCCGGGTCCTCCAGCGAATCCCGGATCGTCGCCGTGATTGCCCTTGTCGTCGGGTACTTCGTGAGTAGTCGCACGACTTTGACCGGTGTGGCTGCGGTATCCTCCAGTTCCAGTTGCGCCGGGCTGCCGCCGCTGCCGACGCGAACGGCCAGGACGGTACTTGCTCCGCCGGAGAAGATTTCCCGGACGCAATCCGGGCCGTCTCCGCTGCCCAGCTTTCCGGATATATCGCCGGGCGTTTCCACCGTGATCACTTCGCCGAGCGGACCCCAATTGGCTTTGACGGCGGCGGCGGCGACCCCAACCGTACCCGTCACCACACGAGCGCCGCCCGCATTGTGCCAGCGGACGTAGACGTCCGGTCTGACTTTCTGTTCACCTAAGATAAAAGTTTCGCCTGGCATTTCTTACACCTGCCTTTTCTTGAAATCTTGAATTGCCCGTTCCACTTCAGCGCGGGTCAGGGCGGACTTATCCACCCGGCGCAGCGCTCCGGCCATCACGTCAGGGGAGACGTCAAATCCGGCGGCTGCGGCCATAATTTCCTGCTTGCTGTAGGTGGCTTCAGGCTTCGCTTTTTTCGTCGTTTTGACTTCTTTGGCTTCTGCCATATTAAGCACCTCCGTTAATGTTGATCTGATTCAGCAGTGGTGCGGATGGGCTTGTCCGAAGCACTCCGAACCGCACATCGAGGGCGATTTGTCCCGTGCGGAATGCGTCCATCGAGCTGTCCGCATTCACCCGCTGAATCATCATGCGCGACTGGTCCAGCATAGTGATCTGGCCGTCAAGCGCAAGCTGCCTCACTGTTCGCTCCAGCCAAGTATTGCGGGCCGGGACGCGGGGGACGAGCATATGACCGCGCATCGTTGCGTCGATCCATGCGCCCCAGGGCATGGTCTGAACGCTGCGGATCGTCGCGATCCGCCAATAGAGAGCGGGCGCATCGTCGGACGGATTCCAGCTTCGCGGGTCCGTCTGCATGGCCGGGAACCGATTTGCCGTCCAGGCTGACAACGCCGATGCGGGATCTGGCTCGACCGGATCATGCAGCAGCCAACCAAGGGAAAATACCTCAAATTGGATACCGCGTGTGATCGCGTCAAACTTTTCGTCCAGCATGTCGGCGCTGGTCGATCCGGTAAACCGACACAAGATCGCTTCGCCGGTTACATCGTCCTGAAGAAGTCGGTGATCCAGCGCGTCAATCGCAGCCGCGACTAGGGCGTCCACATGCTTGAATTGTGTGTGCGCCACATACGGCCAAACCTCGATCATGGTGCTGATCCCGGCCCAATCGTTTTCGTCGGACTCGGAACCTTTGGTCATGACCAAGTAAGGCTTTTCTTCGTCCGCTGCCGCCGCGTCCGTCTCATACACTCGCCCGGCGATGTCGGGGATATGGTCAATGAGCTGCTGACGGATCAGTCCGCGCATCATGAATCCCTCCAGACATCACGCACCGCCTTGCGCAGCGTGCCGACATGGCGTTGTACCGTCGGCTTGATGATCGGCCTCGGCTTCATCCCTTTGACAGACCCAGCAATCACATATTTGCCGCCGCCGACCGGGAAGCGGAGTGCCTTTTTATTTGTCGGAACGATCTTACGTTTCTTGGGGCCGTACAGACCGGTACCCATTTCGAGATAAAGGCCGGAGCGCATCGTGTGCGCTAAATACACAACGGCCATTCTGTCCTCGCCATTTCGGCGAACGTCAGCTCCGCCCTGGATGCCTTGCCGAGTATGTCCGGTTCGATCCTCCCAGGATGCCTTTTGTTTCGCGTCACCCTCCATGATTTTGCCGACCTGCTTGGCAACAAGCAGCGTCGCCACCTTCCGGCGTTCGATCTTCGCCCGGACTTTATCTAAAGGAGGCATATCACCTCACCCTTTCCAGCTCGGCCACGTATCCGCATATTTCGTTTTGGACGATCTGCGGATGGACGGAGGTAATCCGAAAATGCCCATGCGGATAGGCGTCGAATTCCTGCGTTACGTCCGGGCCACTCGGCAGATTGGCCGTATAGTCGGCGAGCAGCGAATACGTGTCGCTGACTTCCTTTCGGCCAGCCCGTTCCGAAACGGTATCGGCCTTGAGCGGACGCGATCCAACGAACACGCGAACGGTCAACGGGCCGATCTGCGACTTGACTTCTTCAAAGCCGCCGCCCGCCTTGACGCGCTGTGTGACGCGAATCGTGACCTCCGTTGGGTTTTGTCGGATATTCCATCCGATGTGCGCCTTCCGAACGGCTGCGTCGATCATCACAACACCCCTGGCCGTTTGACGTTGAACATGAAACTGCCTGTCGCATTAGGTGCGGGCGCTTCCGCCATGCCGTCAAATGTTTCGGCCATCTTGAGCGCTGCGGCCAGCGCCTTGGATAGATCGACCCGTTCGTATTGTTCCGCACCCGTCTGATAGGACGCGATGTCGCCGAGCCGTTTTTGAATTTTTGCCGCTTTTCGCCGCCAACCTTCGGCGGCGGCGGCATACAGGTTTGACGCCGACTGGATCAGCCGGTCCAGCCGGGCGTCGGTGAAGGCGGTGTCCTGATCGGTGCCGCCCTCGGGGATTTCCTCGTCGAGCAGCTCGCGCAGCTCTTCGCGTATGTCTGCCGTCGGCGTCATGTGCAACCCTCCCACGACAAAGAGAGCCGAGTTCGCCCGGCTCCTTTGCCAATTATTTTGATAATTCCGGTTATTGCAGCGCGATTTCCTGGACGTTTTCCTCAATCGCAGCATACACGCCGCGATAAGCGTAACCAACCATTTGCGCTTGCACCAAGCGCGTCAAATCGCCCTGCGTTGTCTCGATCTGCAAGTCGCGTTTCAGCAGCTCCTTGAAGCCGCGTTTCGGGCGGATCAGGTACGCCTTGCCAGGCGCGACGCCCGGATAGCTATGTTCCTTTTTCCCGACTGTGACCGAGTAGCCATCATAGTAGATGACCGTCGTAACGCCGCTGATCGCCGCGTAAGTTGTTCCATTATGCGTGAAGCCTTTCAGCGCCGTTTCAATGGCGGTCTGATCTGCGCTGTTGGCAAGCAAGACGCTGCCCTGACGCTTAGCTGTACCTGCCGCGCTGCGGGCGGCATCCAGCGTCCGCCAGATGGACACCCAACGCTCTTCACCGTCCTTACCCTGGAACGCCGTTTTGTTCGCCGGTTTGTACGAGAACGAAACGATGGGGGAAAGGTGGATATGGTTCAGCAACGAGTTGTAGCCTTCGCCCATGCCCCGGTTGAGAATGTCAATTTCAAATGTCCGGTTGAAATCAATCATCTGCTTCGTGTACTCGAAGCCCGCGCTGTACGTCACGACCCGAGCGGTTGGGCCTTGCTCGGCGCGGACGGAACCGAACTTCACTTCCTGGCCTTCCATATGCTCGGCAAAGATCACCGTACCGGATAACGCCCATTTCGCGTCCAGCAGCTCCGGCAAGTTCGGATCGGAAACCAGCTCATAGATTTCCTTATACAGCAGCGGCACCTTCTCGCGGCCCAGCTCCACATCGAGCGTTACCTTGCCCAGCAGCTCTTTGAAACTTTCGGCGCTGCCCAGCGAGAGCATTTCGCCCACTGGCTTGGACCAGCGCGGAATCGACATTTCGCCGTTGACGATCTTCTTGATCGCCTCGAAGCGTTGGCCGTCCAGCACAAACGGCACGCGGCTTTCAATGGTGCCCTGACGGCGCTTGGCTTTCTCGCCTTCAAACGATATAACCTTGAACATAGATGTTTACCCTCCTTATGCCTGCGGACCGAGCAGGAACCAAATGACGTTGTTCGCGTCTTTACCGTTGGTCACGCGGCCGACAAGCCGGTTATCCGTCTCGGTTTCGGTGAATTTTTTAGTCGTGGCGTTCCAGTAAAGGGGAGTCCCCTTCGCGAACGCCTGGCTGGTGCTGATCTGATCTGTCTCGTATTCCGCTTGCTCAACGGTCAGGACGATGTCTTTCGTCTCGCCTGCCGCCGTCGTTGCCGATTGCATCGCCAGGCCGAAAAATCCGTCCAGCAATGCCCATTCGCCAGCCGTGACGGTCGTGTTTTCCGGCACCGTGACGGTGACGGATTTGCCGTCGCTGACTTTCGACCGCGACAGCTCATGCACCGTAACCGGCACCGGACTTCCTTGGTATCTCGTATCCATTGCGTTTCCCTCCTTGGGTTCGTGTTAGATCGGGACGCTATCCGTCTGGACGGCGGCGTTCCCGGACTGTGCGCGGTTGTCAACGGCGGTTCCGCCGATGAAGGCCGGAGTGTCCACTGACACGCGGTTGATCATTGCCTTGATCGATTCGTCAGCCAGCAAGCTGTCAATCTCGCCGACAATCGCTTCCTTCGTTTGACCTTCCTTCGGCGTGATCATCTTCGCGATCAGGTTTTGCGCCATTTCTCCCGCAACCTTCTCGCGCACCGCGTCTTTCACTTCTTGGCCGAGTGCAGCCTGCTGGCTCTCCTTGAACGCCTTTCCGGCTTGCTCCGCGCTTGCCAGCAATTGACCGTCATCGGTTACGCCGAGCGCTTGCTTCACCTTCTCCAGCAGCTCCAGCTTGGAAGCTGTATCGGCATCCAGCGCGGCGATCACTTCTTGCAAGGTCGCTTTGCCTTCGGCCAGCGCGGCCTTGAGCTGCGCAATCAATTCTTTCCAATCCATCGTTTCGTTTCCTCCTTCGTCGATTTCGTCCATCTCGCCCAGGGCCACAATCCGCGTCGGCATACCGGAGCGGTCGAGCGGCGTCCAGTCTATGGACAGCGGTTTATAGTCGATCACCTCGGTTTCCCCGGCGACCGTTTGGAGCTTGGGCATCCCGAAGATGCTGACTTGCTTAATCCTTCCAGCGCGAATCCATCGCTTCAAATCCTGCGCCGCCGCATCGACCACGCCACGAAAATAAGCCCGCGTTCCTTCCATCCGTGCCCCCACCCAATGCGTGACGGGCGGGTCAAACTTGTTCGCGACTTCGTCGGCCTTTTGATGCCCGAGGAAACCGGACAACGTATCCCGATTGACGTGATCGACAATTGCCTTCAAGCTCTCGGGCTTGTAATTCCAGCCTCTTGTCGATTTGCCCGCCGGGACTTCGACCACGACTTCGAGCGGGTCTTCGTCGCCGGACTTAATCGCTTCAAGGTTGACGCCAGGAGCGAGGGGGATGTCCTGCGGCTTCATTTCGCCGGTGATCGACGCGGGAAGCAAAATGAGTTTGTTTTTCGCCTTTGCCATTGTTTTATCACCTCCTTATCAGGGTCAACCTGTTCAGATGCCCCGCAGACCCCGTTATAACGCGTTATAACGGGGGTGTAGCCTGTCCGGCATAGATTCGGACGGTAAAATCCACCAAGGCGCACAGAGGGCGTTCTAGGCCGCTCCCAAATATTCGGTCGCGTACCAGTCATTTAACTGCGGCTGACTGGCCGGATCATCCACCCAGGAACGGAGCTGGCGGACGAAATCATCCACCGGCTGATGCACCTCGACGAGATAGGACAGCGTGTTCGGATGCGCCGGATAGGGCGGGGGATCGTTGAGCGGATACACGCCCGGCCCCATGCCGAAATCCTCCCGCGCCAGTACGTCGCAGATGTCTTGCACCCGGTGAGCTGACGACAAACAAAACTTGATGCCGGTACAGCTCGGTGACGCTCTCGCCGATGCGATGCTGCCTTGGCCCAGGGCGGCGGTCGTCTCCGTGCGGGCGGTGCGCAATGCCTGGTAACTCAAATCGTCCGGGACGCGGCCCTTCATGCGCTCCTGCATGCCTTCGTAATACTTGGACATCACATTCGCATCGCTGCGCACGTAACCCTCCAGGGCGCGAGCTGTTTCGATAGCATCCTTCCCGGTGGCGATGCCATCCTGAATAATGTTGCGGATGACTTCGCCCGCGCCACCTGCGGTATCCCATATCCGGTCCGACAACTTCAGGCCGTAGCTGGTACGCTCGATATGCGCCCGAACCGCCGCCTCATTGACCCGCACATACATGCGTTCCAGACCGCTTTTGGTGACGCGGGGAATGGATACCTTTTGCGTCATCAGGTCAATCGTCACCGCGCGATTGTAGCGGCTGCCGATCTCCACCGCCGCCGCGATATGGCCGTGCAGCGTCTCGGTTAGCCCGTCCCGCAGCTCGGTGATCAGATAGCGGAGCTGGCCTTCGATAGCTCCCATTAACCAATCGTCAACCATGCCGGAACCGCCTTGCCGCAACGTGTCGGCAATTTGATCGGCCATCCGCGTAAACAGCTTACGAACCTCCGGGTCTTGCCGTAGGCGCAGCTCTAGCCATGCCTGCCGAGCCTTGAGCGCTTCGGGCGCATAGGCTCCGGTGATCTGTCTGATCTGATTGATTTCGCTTCGCTTCATTCTCGCTTCGCCCCTTGACGGGTTTGTGCCTGGAACAGCTCCTTATTGCCGGTCGCCAGGGCGAAGTCGATCAAGGCGTCGCGGATGACGGTTTCGCTCTCCTTGGCGTACCAATCGGCGGCAGGCTCCAAGTCGCATTCCGGCGACCAGTATTCCTTTTGCTCCGACGGCACCCGGATGAAGTACGGCGTCCCGAAGAAGCCGCGAGGCTCGATCATGGTCACGTAGGCGAGCGATCCGACAGGCAGGCCATAGTTGAGCGTATCCGAAACAATCATGACCGGTTGCATCAGATGGTATTTCATGCTGCACCGCCTTTCTTCAGCTCTTTTTTGATCGCGTCAATCTCACCGATCCCCAGCGCCCCGTCGGACAGTCGTTCGCGTTCCACCTGATTCATGATGATGCGCTGTCGCTCGGTTTCGGCTTCAGGATCGTCGGAATCATATTCCTTCATGGTCGGGATGTAGGCCCGCAGGAACTCGGCGGCAGAATCAGCGCTCATGAACCGACCTTGAATGGCCGTGTTCAGTCCTTCCGTCAAAGCCTTGATCGTTTCGGCCAACTCCTTTTCATCGCGCGGGTCGATTTCTTCCCATTCCAAGGTTGTGGCGAACGTCTCAAATTCCTGTCCGGTTTCGGCCTTGGTCATCGCCAGCACCATCCGCGCCAAGCGCTGCCAGTTGCTTGCAAAGTCAGCTCGCTTGCGGCTGATGTTGCGAACGAAGACCGGCATTTGCTCCTGGACGCTGGACAGGCTGCTGGGCGTATGGACGCCAAGCACGAATTCCGGCGTTTCGCTTACGGCCACGATGCAATAGAAAATGAGCTTCAGCAGGGCGGCAGCGTCGCCGGTGGAGCTGCGTACTTCGATGAAGCCCGCGTCCTCGCCTTCGGTCATGATCAAAAATTCTTTGCCGTCCAGGGTGATGGTGCCGCCTTCCTGGGCGTACTTGGCCGGATCGTTGATGCCAAAGTTATTCCGAAGGAACGCGGCCACGTCCTTGAGGTTGAACTTCAGGCGCGGCGTGGAGTGCATCTTCGAGCCTTGCAACGCGTGAAGCATGACGTCGTGGTACGCCTTCAAAAACGGCTCGATGGCTTCCAGCTCGGATTGACCGAACAAGCGCGTTTCGTCCTTTTCATTGGCAAAATGCTCAATCGGGATGAAACCCAGCATATTCGGCTCTTCATGTTCGGCAGGGAAGCCAGGGATCGCATCGCCTTCCAGGCGAATCTTGCGCCGCTCCGCGCTGATCCATTGCGTGACCTTCGTATTTCGCCGGTTCCCGGATTCGTCCGTCCATTCCATATTCGATACCAGGACGTATTCTTCGACCCGGCCCGTCATCGGATTTCGATTGATGGAGTGGACTTCCTCGTTCGGGATGATGGTGTAGACCAGGCGCGATTGCATTTCAGGATACAGCGCCGCATCCGTTGTTTCGCGCCGTAGCCAGACGAAGCAATCGCCTTCCAGCAGCGCCTTTTTGTGCGTTCGGTTCATCTTGGACGTCTGGCCGGTAAAGAACTTGGTCACGACCGCCTTTGCTGCCTCGTCCTCCGAGTGGAAGGAAGGAACGCCCATAAACCCGGACTTCACATTGATGATCGGCCTGCAAAATCCTGCGCCCAGCTTGTACGGCTCGGCCTCGTTGTCATATAGGCTGCGGGCCAGGGCGTAATCGACCCGACGGCTGTCCAACTTGTAGCTGGAAAAGCCCAGGCCAACCATTGCGCTAACCCGGCGGCGCAGCTTGGAGATTTCGCCAGCAGCTTGCCGCAGCCATGTGCCTAACCCCATATTCTCAACCTCCTAAACACGCCCAGCAGCTTGTCGTCCAGGACGCCCGCACTCTTGGCAATCGTCCGGCAAGCCTCCAAGGCATCCGGGCCGTCGTCGTGTGCGCCCATGGGAAATTGTTTAAGCTGCTCCAGCAGCAGCTTATGACGTGCATCAAATTTGATATATTTGTTCTTCACATCCGGCTGAAGCGTCTGAATCCGCATGGTCTTATCCGTATGCTGGTTCACTTCCTCGATAGGGAGATACAGCCCCAGCTCGGCGGACTTCTCGGCGATCTTCTCCTTGAGGAACCACTGGAATTGGTTGGTTTCACATCCCAGCTTCGTGTAGCCACGCCCGAAACTCATGCGCAGCCAGCGTTCCTTTTCCATCGCATCGGTAATGATAGCATCCGGGTGCCGCCGCTCGATGTCGGCGTCCAGCACGTACAAATAACCGGTCTGCATATGCTTGGCAAGCGTCAGGATCGTCGAATAGTCGCTTTTTTTGCTCTTGCCCAAGGAAGGATCGATAAAGCCGAAAAACTCGAATCCGACGGTAAAGTCCACCGCCAGCGGATTGTAGAAGTCGAGCCACTCTTCGTTGAACAGGCAATCCTCCGGGTTGATCGGTTCGTTCTGTTCCTCCGAATTGAATGACGCTTCGCCCTCGACGACCTTCATGACCATGAGGTCGTAATAGGAGAGCTTGGCTTCCCACAGCACTTGCGTACCGGCCAACATTTCCTCCCGGCGGGCATCGAAATAAGCGAGAGCGTCTTGTTCCCGGCTCGTGTTGTCCAGGTCGGTTAGGATCAGTTCCCACTCGTCCCACAAGTCTTTGCGAGGGGAGAAGGAAAGGACCGCCTTGTACTTGCGCGTCTGATAGCCCGGATTGCGCAGGATGTTCGCCAGCAAGCTGTCATAATGCAGGATGGTGCCAATATAAAAAATGTCCGTGTATGTATCACCGGACTTGGACACCGCTTTGAAAAACCAGCTTGACAGCTTCTTCCGCTGCTGCGGCGTCAAGACGTTTTCATCATTTTCGATGTCATCGAGTAAGATCAGGTCAGGACGCCAGTTCTTATGTTTGCGGCCCCGAACCTTTTTCCCCGAACCGATGGCCTCGATCTTGATGCCGTTGCTGGTCAGGATCACATCGTTTCGCCAAACCTTGCCCTTGAGGTCGCCGAAGTCCTCGCGGATCGCGGCGTTTTCCTCGAATTCGTCGCGGATCAGTTCCAAGAATCCCTCGGCCTGATCGGAGCTGTCGGAGAGGATCAGCACATACCGCTTGTACTCGTATAGCGTCGCATGGGCGGCGTCTTTGAATGTGACGTTCGTTGACTTGGCATGACCACGCGGGGCGGCAATGGCTTGCTTGCTGCCCGGCTGCTGATTGACCTTCTTGGCCGCTTCGCTGTCGGTCGGGATGACGCCCTTCAGGACGCCGCGCTTCCAAAGTTCATCCAGTTCGCGGTGAAACTCCGGCGTTTCCCGGTTGAAGTAATGGCCGAAGTAGGCTTTGCCGAAATACTCCAGGTCTAGCGCTCCGAGCTTGCGCCGCAAACCCTGTTTCCCGGTCAGCGGCTTACCGTCCTGAAACTGCTTGCGCAGCTCCATACGTTCGGGAGAGTCGTCGCGATACAAATACGCCTCCATGAGCTGCCGAATGGCTTTCGTCTCCTGGAGGGCGGCGTTATCATTTTTTTTGGCAAAATCTTTAAGTATGCTCATGCGTCACCTCCGGCGGGCATGCTTCGCCACCCGGCTGCCTTACTCGGCGCTGGTTGTGGCTTGCATGTGTTCCCGGCGATCCCCGGCCCTGCCGTAACAAGGTGCCGCTTCATACCGGTGCCTGTTCTAAAACCTCGATACCAAAATCAATTTCCTTCGGCTCCCCGAACAACGTCAGCCGCACACGCGCCCGGCCTTTGCGCCGATCCACGCGGACGATCTGTCCTTCCAGGTTCTTCAGGGGGCCGCTGACAACCTTGATCCGGTCGCCGTCTTCCACCTTGGACAGCCCGATCAGCTCGCTGTCCTCGCACCATTTGAGGACGTGGGCCATTTCCTTGACCGGCACAGGAACCGGGGTTGGTCTGCCCAGGATTTCAATGACGCCATCCGGTGCGACAATTTTGTAATAGCTTTCATTATCCAGAAATGCGTAAACGAACACGTATCCCGGAAATAGCAGGCGGGAGACTTCTTTCATCTTGCCGCCTTGTCGTTCCATCAGCTTTCGCCGAGGAATCAGCGTTCGGATATGCGGCGCGGTGCGAGCGAGACGCTTCTGCACGTTCAGCTCTTCGCCGGTCAAGACGTGGAGGACGTACCAGTTCATTCGTCGTCCGCCTCCAGTCGTTCGGCTACGCGATTGGCGACTTGGATCAGCCGTTCGCACAGTTCCGGCTCGATGCCCTCCAGCTCCGCATAAACCTCTTTCTTAAATTCATCCAGCGCAACCTTCGTTTTCTCGGCCAGGTCGGCTTTGATCTTGTCCTTGTATATCTTCGTCCGGGACAAGGCAACCATTACGCGGGCGGCCTTATCCAGCGGCATATCGTCCCATTCTTCTTGCGCCTGCGCAAACTTCTTGGTCAGCTCGCCCGCCATGATCTGCAAGCCGCCTTCGGTGTAGTCCGCGTCAGGGTTTTGCTTAATCAACTGGATCAGCGCCTTGGTCTGCTCCTGGGCTTCCTGGAGCCGCTGCGTTGCCCGGCCCACCCGAAGCGCATACCGACCGATGGAGCTTTTGGAAACCTCGTAACCTTGATCAAATAAGAATTCGGAAATCTCGTAGTAGGTGTACTTCGTGTCCAGCAGCATGGCGTCCACCTGGTCCTTCAGGTGGACCGGCAGTTCATCCACCTTAGAACGCACACGCCGCTTTTTGTGCTGATCGCCCATTAGATCAACACTCCCGGATCGTCAGGCGTGGAGCCTTCCAGCAAGTCGATGCCTTCGACCGTCAGGCGGATGACGGCATCGTTTGCGTATGCGTTGTACGAATTGATCCGGTCGTTCGTGAATTCGATGTACCCTTTGCCGACCAGGTAATCCAAATGCTTGGATATGTCCGGGCTTATGATGACGCCATCGTTTACCATCACGTTGACAAGCTGGCGGCACAACAAGGAATTGTTGTGCCCTTTCGCCAGGGAACGCATGATGTATCCGCGAACCGCTTTATTGTGTTGGGCACCGCGATAAGCCTGATCATCCATTGCGGCCACCTCCGATCATACTGTCGTGTATTTTGTCGAGCTTCTTGTCCACGTTGTTCATGGTCCTGATGAAATCTTCGCGCGTGGTGTAGATGAAGGGAAGATCGGAACGAAGATCGTCCAGTTCCTTCTCCAGCGTGGAAACCCGTTGGGCATTTTCCTTGATTTGCCCCTTGATTTCGCTCATCGACGTTTTCAGGAAATACCCGATGACGCCGATCCCTAGCATGGTGATCGTCTGCATCGCCCAATTGAAATCCATCCGCTTAGCCCTCCCGCAGCTCCAGCGCCTCGGAAATCGCCGCGTTCTGCTTCAATTCCAAAACCTTCGCTTCGATTGTCGCCGTGATGTACTTGTCCAAGTCGCCCAGCGTGACCTTGAGCGCGTCAAGGTATTGCGGTTCCATCGTACGCACGATTTCTCCATAGGCTTGCTTGGCGAGGGAAGTAAGCTCTTCTTTCGATGCCTGGCCGTTCTTCACAGCGCGGCGCAGCTCCTTGGCCGTCGTCTGCTCGATGGTCTTGACCGTCTTCGTCGCCACATCATCCAGCCGAGCAACAGCCGCCTGGGCGAGCGCCCGTTGATCATCGTTTTTGATTTTGTCCGCTTCGACGGATACCTTGGCCGTCGCCTTGCGGATATAGTACAGCGCGTAGGACGACAGCAGTGTCAGCGCCGCCAGGGTCAGGTTGGCTAATATGTCTTGTGCCATTTCTTGCATGCGATCATCTCCTATTTTTGAAATAAAAAAAGCTACCGAGTGGCTTTCGCCTACTGGTAGCTTATAACAATGCGTATGATCATTTTAGACGGGGAAACCCGCAGTCTTACCCGCCTTTTTCCAACAGCGTGAAGATGTCAAGCTGGTTCTCGTCCGGTTCCGGTTCAGGCCGCAGCCCTTCGCAAATTTCCCGAATCCGGCGCTCGCTCAAATTATACTTTTTAGCGAGCTGGTGGGAATTGCTCCCCCTGTATTCCTCCCTGATCCGTTGATCCCGAATCGGCCTCAAGAAGAAGTCAGATGACGGAATATAGAGGGTGTCCCCCTTGGAATAATCCGCCAGCTTAATGAGGTTCTCCAAGCCGATCAGTTCGGCTATGGGTCGGTATCGTTCGGGAATCATAGCAGGGGTCAAATCCTTAACCCAATCCTCCAAAGGGGATTCACCTCCCTATTATAGCAGATTTGCGAAAATGTCAACTCAAACAGTGATTCCCTTTTCCTTCCTGTACTGAATGGTGATTGTTCGCCAGAAGTCGAAGCTGCCGGTCTTCGGATTCATGTGCGGATCGTAGTATTCCGCAGCTTCCTTTGCCCATTCCGGGGCGGGGATGTTCCGCTGATCCTCCAAGCTCTTGATGCGCTCGGCCTGCTTCTGGACGGTCTGCTTCAGCTCTTCCAAAACCTTTCTTTCTTCCGGTGTCATCGGTTCGTTTTCCTCCTTCGCGGCCAGTTTAGCCGATACCATATTTTTGAATGATGTCCAACCCGTCCATTTGCCGCTGTCATACATGAGGCGCGGGCAAATTTTCTTACTCCAATCGTAGTGCCTGCGAAGCCGATCCACGCCCCAGCCCCGTTCCTTGAGCATTGCCGCCACCAATTCAGCGGCATTGTCCAGCGTCTTTTGGTAATTGCCGGATTCGCATATTTCAATCCCGATGGATGTCCGGTTGCCGCTTCCCGCGCCGCTGCCGTCACCGGCATGCCAAGCGTTTTCGGCGAGCGGCAAGCATTCGATGGCTTCGCGTTCATCGACGACGATATGGAACGAAGCTGTCCGGTTGTTGCTAGGATTCGTGAGCCAGCCGCGTTCATTCGCCGCCGTGGATGACGGGTTGCCGGTGTTATGGATCGTGATGGTCGTCGGCATCATGGTAAACCCTGGCCGCCGGTTGTTCGGGGTCGTTCTAGGGATGTGATCCACGCGATAGTTCATGCTTTACCACCTCCGTTCGTGAATGTAAATCCGTACATGAGCAAGACTTGCCGATCCGTCGGGATTCCCTCGAAGAATTCGGAGTTCGCGGAAATCGGTGTGTCGCGGATTAAGCCGACCAGGCGCTTGATGTTCGCCTGGGTGACGGCGATCCCGCGAGCCTTGAGCGTCGCTTCGATGTCCTTCAGCTTCAGGACCAGCTCCAGCTTCGTCTTAATGACTGGTTCCAATGGCTTCAGCTCCTTTCGTCGGCCACGACCAGCTCGATGACCTTGTTCTGTTTGATTAGATGGGACTTGAGGGAACGGAAGGACGTCCAGCCGTCTTCGTAATAGGTGTACGTGTTCCGCTGCTCCCATTCCTTGGCCCACTTCTTGTCGATCCGGCGCATTTTCGCCAGTTCTTTCTTCGAGCGGAATTGCTTCGTTCGTGGCCGCATGAAACGCCGCCGTTCCTCGCAATCCTCCAGAAACCACTTCCCCATGATGACGCCGTTCACGTAAACCCGAAGGCGGTTCTGCATCTGACTGATGCGCTCCAAGCATATGGTGATCGGATACCCGTCGCAAACGAGTTTCACTTGTGAATAGAAGTGGGTCAACTCTTGCTCGATGTCCTTCCAGTCCTGGGCGGTAATCGCCCGCGTCGTCAGCTTCGTTTCCGTTTCTTGCATTTCGTTCCGCTCCTTTCGAGGGGCGCGTTCTCACGCGCCCATCAGATGCCAGCATTCAGATTTCAGATGCCCGGTACAAAAGCGGAGCGGAAGCCAATGCTCGTACTGGAGTAGGAGCGGGGGTCGTTCAGGTTGAGCGCGAACACCCCGGCATAAGCGCCATAGCTCCAAAAGCCGCCGCGAACCGGTAGTCGTTCGCTTTCCTCGGCGTCCATCCAAAACCAATCCGTCAGCGGTTCGTCGTCAACAGGGAATAGCCCGAGCGCTTGCACCAGGAACGGAACTTCGGCGTCGGCCTTCAGCTCGGAGAATGAGCAGCCGCCATACCCTCCGGCGGTGCCGATGGTCAGTTGAATGTCATCGTCCAATTCGGCGTATTTCAGGCTGTAACCGTCCGACGCGATGGCCGTCCATTCCTCGCTCGTTGGCGACTGATCCGGCTGCAAGGCGACATCGTTTCCGGGAATGACTTGGATTTCCCCGTCGGCCAGGCGAAGGCCGGACACCCATTCCCATACATTGCCGTTCAGGTCATATACACCTTCCGGCGTTCCGTCGTGCGACCAGGAGGCCGGGCCGCTGCCGGTCAACACCTTGCGCTGGTCGAATGTTTCGCCGCGCTCGTCTTCGTGCGCGTGATCGTTGCCCCAATTGTTATTCCCGCGCGGCAGCGTTCCGTTTTTCTTTGCCCATAGGGCGATGGCGGCCCATTCGGCGTTGCTGATCAAGTGCCAGCCCGGCCCCTTGCTTTCGCAAGCTTCCCGCGCCTGGTCGTAGTTCACGCCAACAGCGGGCTGCTGGAAGGGGAGGCTGTATGCTTTTCCGCCGACGATGACGTTCTGATACTTGCTCACCCAAATTTCCGGAACTTCCTTTCCGCCGACGACAAAAGCCGGGTGAGGGGTATCCGGTGCGCCCTCGATCACGTCCGACAAGTTGAATTTCGGGATGCGCACCATCATGCTGGGCTTGCCTGCGTTATCAAAAATCATGTCATTATTCCGTTGATTGCTCATTTTTCGTTCCTCCGTTTGTCATTTATTTTGAGAATCCGGGGCGAATCTGATGTCGATCCGCCGGGTTTCCGAATCATACTGAATCGCTTCGATCTGTCGCGCGGAAGGCTGCTTCTGCAACTGGTTGAGCAAACTTTGCAGGCTGACCGATACGCTTGAAGTTGTCATGTTTGCCGAAGGGAACTGGACAAAGCAAAGGTTCGGGTCCTTCGGCATCGCCAGCGGGACCGGATCGCTCTTCGCCTTGGCTTTGGTCTTCGTACTGGCCCAAGCCATCCGAATCACTCCTTCCCAGCGCTATTTCAGGCGCTTTTTCCACTTCCGCCAGTGGCGGGCTTGGCTTTTCTTCTTCCGATAACTCATGATGCGGATGCGCTGCCGATCCGTTCCGCGTCGTTTGTTTGTTCTGGATCGGCATAGCGTTTTGACCGCGAGTAGGGCGGTAAGGCTCTTTCTTGTGTGCATGGATTCACCCCTTTAAGGTTGATATGTAGGAGTTGCCGAAGTGTCTGCTTGTCCTGGGTGCGGCGGACGATCAGCACATGGCAATTCAGGTCCATGCTCCAGCGGATCGCCCGGCGATCCAGCCGCAGCCGGTCGCACAGCTCATACAACAAATAGCGACGCTCGGCGGTGACGTGTGCCGCTCCTGTCGAATCCGTAAAGACATCATGCTGCCGCCTCATTGCAGCAGCTCCTTGAACCGGTAATTCAGGGCCAGCGGGTCCTCGCCTTCGGCAAGCAGCATTTTCCCCAGGTATTTCTTGCCCTTCGGACTTTTCGTCTTCTCGAACAACCGGCCCGCCGTCGCTTCCGACAGCCATCCGATCAGCTCGTAAAAATATTCGCTGGTGTAAACGATAGGGAGCTGCTTGCGGTAACGGTAATCCACGATGCCATAAAATTCCCTGATCCAGTTGTCCTTTTGACTTTCCTTGCATATGTCGTCCACGACGAGCAAGTCGCAGTTGTAAATCTTCTGCCGGATTTCCTCCACCATGTACGCCTCGTCCTCGCGGCTATAGTACGCGAACCACTCCTGGAAGCTTTGTACCCAATTGAAGAAGAGCGGATGAACGCCCAGCTCGATCAGCGGGGCAACCGCCGCTGTCACCAGGTGCGTCTTCCCGCTGCCGGAGGTTCCCAGCAGGCCGAACCAGGGGACACCCTTCAAGCCCTGTCCCTTCTTGATCCGGGCGACCAGGCCATCCGAATACTCCCGCGCCAGTTCGTAGGCGGCGGCGACGCGGGGGTCCGCGCCGTCCACGACGAAGTTATCAAACGTCTTATGCAGCGCGTCCTCGCTCATGTTGGATGATTTCATGATCCGTTGAAGCTTTTTGCGCTCCACACACTCGCAGCGATACCCGACGTTGCGTTCAAGATCGAAGATGATGCCTTCGTCCCGGCACTTCGGGCAATCATAGACCGTCAAGTCTTCGACGGAAGGCTGCTTCTGCATTGGCGTCTCGCGTTCGGCCTTTGACTTGGCTGCCTGCACCCGTTCGAGCAGGGAAGGCATGATGTCCTTCAGGCTTTCCATGGGCCGCGCCTCCTTTCTGGAGATTCCGCAGGATGCCGCGCGTGTAGTTCTCTTTGATGTTCGGATACTTTTCAATGTGGATACGCAGCGCCCGAATGACCAGGGCCGGGTCATACTTGGCCCAATATTCATGTTCGCGTTGCTGGATGCCCTCCGATATTTTGCCGGTGCTGCGGGTCCAGCGTACCGTCTCCCAATATTGCGCAATGACAGCCTGCTGTTCCGGCGTATATCGATCAAGTGCGTTCGACACTTGGCCGTTCCTCCTTTCGTGTATCGTTCTGCCGCCACAAGTAGAGGCGGGAAAACAGCTCCATTTCCCGCGTCCATGTGGCTGCCGATCCGTCTTTCAGGCGATCATATAAAGCTCGGTAATCGATGACCTCGGATTTCGCTTCATCCATGCAGCCGGTTCTGCTCCCTGCGCAGAACGGCCTTCAAAGATTCGATCAACGTCCGCGCCTGGCCGAACCCAAGCCACTCCAAGCGGGCGACCCCTCCGCAATACTTTTTCGTGAACGCCTGGAGGCGCTTCGGATTGTCGGCCCATCCCAATTCACGCTCCAGGGTTCGGATTTTGTGGAGCTGTTCCGGCGTCGCCATCCCAGGACGGCGGGTTGCTTGCGCTGCCGTCTGCTTGCCAGCGAGCCGATTCATTTCCTCAATCAAGAGATTCGCCTGGAGGATCGTCAAGACGGATGTGCTGCGCTGGCCGGTGAGACGCTCGACCAGGTCGCGCAGCAATGTTTCGTCGAAACCCAATTCCCCGGCGAGCGCCCAAATCTTGCGGTTTTGATCGGGAGTCCGCTTCTCCGTTCTCGCCCGGCTCATTTCTCATACTCCAATCCGACGCCGACCTGTTCTTCCACAAATACCGATTTGCGAATGCGTTCGAGCTGTTCGGCGGTCAGACCGGAGAAGAAGCGGTCGATCAGCTCGGTGTTCTTGATCTGCCGGATCGCGTCCAGCTCTTCCTCGCATTCATCAGTGACGCCGACACTCTCCAGGACCCGCTTGTCCTTGATGTAGTCGCCCTTGAGCTTCTTCTTCACCGACTTGATGGTCGCGGCGTCCAGGCCCAACCCTTGCAGCACGCCATCGAGCGTCTGACCGTCGGTGGCGAAATCGTTCTTGAACAAAGCGATCAGCGCTTCTTTGAACCGTGCTTCGACCGCGTATTTGATTTCCTCCTTGCGAACGATCTTCGCCTTGGCCTTCTCTCCCAGGACTTCGATCAGCGCGGTGTAATCGTCAAGATCGAACTTTTCCTTTTGGGCCACGTTGAAATGTCCGTTTCTGCCGAAGATTTGCAGCCACTTCAAATTCCTGTTGTCCATGACTTCGACCGCAGCCGCTTGCAGTTCGGCCTTGATCGCATCCAGCCGTTTCGTATCTTCTTTGATCTGCTTTTCGAGGTCGATCCCCTGGTCCACCAGCTCGGCCAGGCTCGCCAGACGTTCGTTCATCATTCGGCAGGACCCCCTTGCACAGCTCTGGAAATCGCGGCATTGGAGACTTCCGCATCCATGTTGCCGATGCACTCGGCGCAAACGAAACGCCCCATATAAACAATCAATTCTTTATCGGACCCGCAGAACAAGCAGCTTCCTTCCGTGCGTTGCAGCAAGATCGAACCATCTTCGCCATCGACGACAATTTTGAACCGCTCGCCGTCCGTCAGCCCATAATCCCGGCGAAGCGCCGCCGGAAGGGTGATCGATCCGCTTTTACTGATTTTCTTGTTGAATTCCTTCATGCACATATTCCTCCTATTGTCAATTTGCAAAACCTCGTCGAACCCCCAGGGACCTTAATTCATGGAGCGTTCGAGAGCATCGGCCAGCTCACCGGCCAGTCGATCCGCCGAACAACCTTCGGGAATGATCTGCTGGTGCAGGACGTAGATCACGCCGGTTCCTTTGTCGATCCCGGCGACGGTCATGCCGTATTGATCGCGAGAAACAGCGATGTCCAGCGTCTTCCCGTCAAGATCGGGCCATTCAAAACTTGGAACGTCCTTCTTGCTGAAAACCCCATGAGGGTCTCGTTCATGTTGATTGCTCATTCAATCCCTCCTTTGGTGTAATGTCGCCCCGGAGCAAACCGGGGCTGTATTCGCCGCCGTAATAGCCATCCAGGTGCATGATCAGCGGCGTGAGGGCCGCCAAGAACCTGGGACAGCTCGGCGCGTTCTTGCGTATCTTCTTGCCATATTGCCCGCCACGCTGGACGGCGCAGAAGAAGAGGTTCCCGCTTTGGAAGCGCACCGCCACGATATGATCACAATGGGCGCATTTGGTTTCCGGCTGCGGGGCGGGCGATGCCGACGGCGGCAAGCCAGGAAACAAATCCAGTTGCTCGGTTGACATTTCGCGCACCTGCCTTTCGTCTGCCTTCTATCGCTCGGGCGAGCTGCCGATGCAAGTCTTCCGGCTCGGTCATCAGGCATTTATAGAAGAAGTCGTCCGACAGCTCCAGCGCTCGGCACGAAAGATCAGCCATGCCGATTTGTGCGGCCAACTCTGCCATTTGAAGAAGCGCCGTCGAGATACAAACCCCTTCCAGCTTTGTGAACTCGTACAGCCCGACATGCTCCAGTGTATCGGCCATTCGCTCGAAGGCTTCCGCTGACGGCTGCGAGTCGTCGCGGGCGCGTAATCGCAACGCCGCCCGCGCCAGCTCGACCTCCGATGTGATCAGCTCCATTTCAATTTTGATCATGGGTTCAACCTCCTTACAGCATCATCATGCTGCTGGCCTTATAGATCGTGTCCAGCGTGATGGTTTCGCCGCCGTCCTCGCGGTGGACGCGCAGCACGTTGTCGAGCGTTCGGGCAAGCAGACGGAAGCAGCCCGTTTTGCTGTTTGTTCCGCGAGCGACCATTTCTTCCAGGGCGTCCGGTTCAAACGGAAATCCGTCCAGATAGTCGCGAACTTCCTTGTCCGTCAGCCCGATAAGCGCCGTCCGGGCATCCACCCGGTTCGCAAAGCGCTCCAGGTATCCTTTGATTAACGATTCCAACTTCGGTTCCCCGGCGATCACCAGCCCGACGCGGGCGTCGCCGTAGATGGAGCGAAGAATTTCCATCTTCTTTTGGGTGTACTTATTGATCAACTTGTCGGCCTCGTCCACGATGAGCAGATACCCCTTGTTAACCTCGAAAAATTGAATGATTCCCTGTTTCTTGCGGTAGATGCTGCCGGATGCGGACGGGATGCCGAGCGCCGCTTCGATGGCGTCGATCAGGTCCTTGCAACCCATGCTGTCATCGCATTCGATGTACGCCACGCGCTGCATCTTCGCGTAATGCTTGAGCGTGTGGCTCTTCCCGTAACCGGTGCGACCGGTGACAATGCCCAGCTTGCTGTGATCCTGGCATTCGGCACAAAGACCGAGGATGTCGCGGGCATCCCGACCGGCGAAGAACTTCGGTGCGGTCGCCGGGATCGCGGAGATTTCGCCGACTTGATCATGCTCGTTGAGAAACTTCAGGACAGCCGGTTCGATCTTGGTGTTCTCGGCGTCGTACTTGCCCGAGAGATACCGGGACAAGGCCGGTCTGGATACGCCCATGATTCGAGCCATTTCCGTAATCGTGCTGCCCGTCCGATTCATGTATTCATTTGCCCGAGTGACAAGGTCCGTTTTGATCGTATAAAGTTTCGTCGCTTCCATTGCCATGAATAAATCCCTCCGTTAGCCGAGTTCCTTCAGCTTAGCCAAAGCAGCCTCGGCGCGTTTTTGGTAATAATCGTTTTCCACAGCAGCGGGCCGAGCGGCCTTTTTGCTGCGAACGTCTTCCTTATATTGCTTGTCCTGCGGCAGCGCCACGACCTTGGGCGCTTTGCCTTTTGCTGGTTGTCCAATGAACACGCCTGCCATGTTGTCCTCGGCGGCGATGTGCTGTCCGATCCGCTCTTCCAGTGGCGTGGTCAGCTCCTTCAAGCGCTGTCTGTCCGCCTTGAGCTGCTGATTCTGCGCCCGCTTGTGTTCCTCCAGCGCCTTTTGCGGCGCACGCGGGGCGATCTGAAGCAACTCCTGGCTTTCAGCCTCGCAAATCTTAGCACCGGTGATCCGGTCATATACATGAAGCCGAGTGACGTCGTTCGCGTCCCACTTGATGTTGACATAGTCGTCGATGTAGGCGTCCAGCTCGGGGGCGCGGTACTCGAATCCGAATCGGCGAATGCCGACCTGGTAAACGCGAACCCGCTCTTCTGCCTGCATTAGCCAAGTGGCGGCGACCGATCTTGGCGGAACCGCCTTGAAGTAGCGCTCGGCGTTTTGGAATACTTCCAGCGGCGTATGCCACTGTTCACCTTGTTCCTTGAGGCCACGGTGCTTCCGGGCGTGATACTCTTCGTCACGCCATTTGCGCCATAGGGCGCAAAGCTCGTCCATCGTGATCAGCTCGCCGCGCTCCAGCATGCCCGGAATGTCCTTCTTGATCTTGCTGGATGTACGCGATCCGGTCAGCGTTCCCGTATAGCTAAGCAACCACTTCTCGAACCGGTTGATCAGCGTCAGGAAGAATCGTTCAATCGCCGCCTTGCCCCAAGGCTGGTATGGCAGCGAACGGAAATCGTCCTGGATGCCGATAGACCGATAGAAGCCGATGGCTTCGCTGTCTAAGCTCATTCGTTCGCTCCGTTTGCGGCCCGTCAGTGTTTCGGCGGTGAAATCCTTGCCGTTGTCGATCTTGATCCATTGTGGAACGCCGCCGACTTCGTTATAGATCATGTTAAGCATCGATTGCTTGATGACCTGGGCGCTCGGCGTGTGACAAAGGATGTCGCCGACGATGCAGCGGCTTCGCGTGTCGATCCACCCGACCAGGATCGGCTTGATCGCGGTCTTCTTGCCGTTCGGGTAGGTGTATTCAACCCACACGTCGAAGGTGTGACCGTCGCCCTGAACCAATCCCATGACCGGCACCGACGTCATATCTTGTAGCGCCTTGCGCAGCTTCTTGTTCCGATACATCCTTTCGCCCTTTTCGGCGAGGTAATGCGCGTTCTTATAGCGCTTGACTTCCATCAAGTAACCTATGTAACGCGCCACCGTCGGATAGGATGGATAGTCCCAACTGTTGGCCGATGCGACTTGTTGCAGCTTGGTGTAAAGCATGTCGATGGTTCCTTGGTTCTCCGCGAATCGCTTGTCGAACCACAGATTTTCGATCCAGGCTTTCATCGGCTCGGAAAGCGACGGGAACGTGTAGGTTTCCTTCGGCTTCCGGCACAATGCCAGCACTTTCAAATAATCGTAATTCTTGCCGTCCTGCTTCCCGAGCTTCAGCGCCCAGGCGCTCGCTTCGAGATACGCTTGCGAATGTCGGTATAGCGTCCGCTGGCTCATGCCGAGCTGGGCGGCAAACTCTTCCGCGAAGCCCGTCCGGTCGCGGTCGGCATAGTTCAAAAATTCCTGAATGTGCTTCGCCAGCTCGACCGCTTCGTAATACCGCTTCCCGAATTTCTTGATGTATTCATCCAGGTCGGCGTCGATGTACCAAGGCACATCGTCCGAATTGGTGCGTTCTTCGATCACGACTTCATCCCCTCCCTCGATGTTCTGCGCTTCCTTGTAGGCTCTCCGAGCCTTCTTTGAGAGGGAAGATAGAGCAACTAGAATCCGAGGCTTGCCGCCACTTGAAACCGGCTCTTTTCTCACATTGAATAGAGCTGGGTTTCGTTGAACCTTCTTCTTGATCGCTTCATAACTGATGCCTTCGTAACCGGCAGCGTCTTCTAATGAGACAAACACGTCCGTCAAGCGGCTTCCCCTCCTTTCCATTCCATCACCCGCATGGTACAATAAGGGGGAATAGCTTTTTGCTATTCTCGGGACTAGGAGCGGTTACTCTTGCTGGAGGAGCGCTCCTTTTTTGTTGCCTTCTTCTCCCTGTACTTCCCTTATTGCATCTGCTCGCTTTCATGCGGACACCTTCAAGCTTTCCAAATCCAAGTCCAGTACCCTGGCTATTTTCGGGAGGTAGTTTCTCCCCGAACGAGCGCCAAACAAAATAGAATTCAAATATTGCTCGCTTGTTCCGATTTTTTGGGCTAATTGCCGGTGTGTTATTCCAACTTCGATCAGGCGTTTTTTAACTACTTTGCCGACCGGAGTCAGTTCGCGTTTCTTTCTCATGGCGTTTACCCCCTTCAGTAACATTGGCGGCCCCTTCCTTCAAAGTATCGAAGTGATTCTCCCATTCCGCCAAATGGTTCTCCATGCTTTTCAAATACGATAATTTCCCATTCACCCGAGCAAGGAACCGTTTCAGTTCTTCCTCCAGTTCCTCCTTTTCGGCGCGAACCTCTTGCAGCAGCCGTCTATTTGTTTCATTAAGAGATTCAATCATGATGTCTGCTGTTTCAGGAGCGAATTCCTCGACTTGCTCAACGAAAGATGATATTTGAGCAAATCCCTTCTTATACAAATGCGTCCATTGGTTTTGCGACAA